GAATAAATTCCCTTTCTATTTAGTTTGCTCCAGCTTTCGTATTATTTTGTATGTTTCAAAATTTAAAATTCCTGAAACATCATCACCATATTGGTTCTTCATAATTCTTCCCCCTGCGGAGTCACTAATTTTCCTAACATAAGCGTCAATAGTGATTTGGTCAAACTGCTTTCCTAGACGTTTATCCATGAAATACATGTATGAAACGAATTCCTCAAAATATGGATGGAACTTACAATTCTCCATTATTGTGATCGAACGAATTGCATAGTAGTCATCTGCTGTGATACCACTGCCTTCCAATTGAGTGAAGCGCTCTTGGTACACTAACCTCAATAGTGCTCGGTAAGTGCTGTATATGCCACCAATTACGCCATTTTCCTGTCTATATTTTGGATGGTAATATTTCTGTAAGTACAGGGCTTCCCCATCTTTAGAAACTAGAGATTTGGACTTATTAACCTCTAATCCGTACTTCTTGAAATGATCCATCAATTCACCAGCTACTGGTGTGACATAAATACCGTCATCACCTTGAATATTAAAGTAATATATCTTAGCTTTAAATGCCAGTGCAATTATGTACTGAACAAGTGAATCGACCTCATTAGTAAAGGTACTACCACTTGGCACACCGTGTGGACCCTCTCGAAGTCCTTCAGGAGTGATAATCCCAATATTACACATATTATGGGCTATACTGTCAATTCTTGTCCAGAACTCTTTTCTGAAAAGTCTCTTTATATACTCAAATGCTATCAATATTAAATCAGGAACAATTGAAGCATCATAAGAAGAGAAATCAATAGAAAGTATGTCGCATAGTGTAGCTAATGCTTTATCTACACATATAGTAACTTCCTTATCAACCGCGTCAGGATGTAAAATCGCTGCTCTCCAAAATAGATTTCTTTGATGAGGTAATAGTACTTGGTAAAATTGTTGCTCTAATAATTTCCATATGAATGGAAATCCCCAGACTGTTCTAGTCTTACCCTGCTCTTGTGTTCTGGTGAACATAACACATGGGTAATTCATACCTTCTTGAGCTAAAAGGTCATCTATCGGTGTTTCTTTTGCATATCTACCAGCCCTCATTAGCGGAAGACCACTATTTGTCTGGTTCTTCAAGTTCTTAATTGCATTTTCACTTGAAGCC